GCAACAGTGTGTCTAAGTGGTCTCCACACCGGGTTGAACCCAAGACCGGCAGGTTTTGGCAGATACTTAACCTTTTGGCAATAATAATAAGCGCCTTCGGGCATCATATCCAACGTCACACTGCGCAACCCTAAGTCAGTGACCATGCCTAAAAAAGATTCATCCATGGCGTTAGGTCTCTGGTACTTCCAACAGTGGTGTGTAAACGTAGGTGTTATCACAAGGCCTGCGAACTCAGCACAAACCGAGGACTCTACACACTTTGAGGTCGAAACTGGGATCGACATCGCGTCGAGCAGTTTACGATACTCAATATGTACTCTTTCTGATCTTACAACAATGTCGTCGCCTAAAATGACGAAGTGGCTGCCAGCCTGTTTCTCAGGCACTCCAGCCCTTACCTCAGCGGCAAGAGCGATGACGGAATGGAGAAGTGAAAATGACATAAACGAGGGTGAAGCTCCCATAGGTTGCCCCACATTCCAAGTGTACGTCGCTCCGCTCCAATAAACTGTGAATGGAGAACGGCAAACCAACGCGAAGAGAGAAATATCCTCTTCGGGTACTTGCAGCGCTGAGAGTGTTAACTTCTGTAACCAAAATGGGATATTATTACTGGCGTCTGATAAGTCGACGCTGAAGCATTTTTCTCCACACCTTAGCCACTCTTGGACGCGCTTGGGACCCTCCGATTGATCGTGAGTCACATCCCAAGGTAAGAGTTTGAGAGCAGATAGCAGACTGCGCTTCAGAGGCTCCAAAGAAGCTTGTAGCACAACATGAGGACTAGCGAACGCCCGGAACTTACAACCCGGTTGTTGTTCACCAGAGATGTACCCAATGGGTACTTTAGGGGGCACAGCGTTTGCAAAAACATCATTTTGCCATGCCACAGCGGCTTCCATTATGCGAGTCCCTTCGTAGCGATGTTCCTTACCAAGCACTTGACTATAAGGATGAATTCTATGTAGCCATGCACTCAGCTCTGCCTTAGCAGATTTCCACTCTTCACGTCGTTTTTGACACACCTCTTGCGAGGGCATCTCAGCGAAAGGCACAGAGCCATCTTCATTTAAGCTCTGCTCCGTCGATTGCATATCCCCAGGTGGGGAGAGCGCTCGAAATATGTTGAGTGTCTTCAGGGTTTCCATCTGTGCTAAGAATGGTGCCAACACTTTTCTTACCTGAGGGAACTTCAAAAATACCCCAAGCTCGGGAGTGTCAACAAACTGCTTGACCCTTACATCCCACAACCTATCCCATTTTAACGGGGGACCGTACTTCTCTCCAATGTACTGCCATATGTGCTGAGGATCCTCATTACTTACTGGATCCCAACCACCTCTCTTCAAAACTGCAGAGAGACGACGTATCGCATGGTATATACTAGTATCAGAGATAAGATGCGAACTCTTGAGACCTCGAATTAAGGCCTCTTCTTCATTCACGTGAACGCTGCCAAGGAATTTCTCCTCTTGCGCTTTGGTAGGTGGGTGGTCCTCTACAAACTGGACTACTGATGAGACCGAAAGTACTTGTAAAGCACGCCTTTTTTGAGTATCTGTTCCATAACGGATCCAGATAAACAGTGGCTTCCAACACCCCCTAGGGTCACCAAGATGGTCTTTCTTAAACCATTCCAAGTGTGATTCTTCACCCGCGAGGACTTTAATTCCATGTGTTTTTAAGGCTTTGAGTCGTTTCACAACGTTCTCGGGCCCTTCTTCCTTGAGCCACAGCGCGAGACGGTTAGCTATAGGAACAGCAACATTCCTACAGACTCCCATCGTCTTGAACGAGGTCAAGATCCAATCAACCGGGTTGTCCTGAACAAGGATTCCCATGTATAGTCTCCTACGCGCGACGAAGCGCATTAGGTGTGCTATCGTTGAAACAAGATGCCAGTGATGACATCGATCATGTCCTTCCAAGGGACAATGTGAAGAGAATCTGGACTACTTTGTCTGGATGTACAAACATAGCATCATGATGCACGTGGCTAGAATGAGACCGATGATACTGGCCCACCCCAACGCAGTGGAGGGAATTGAATATTGTTCCCTGCTTTTACTAACTGTTGCGGATTGGTACTGTTCCAAAGCTCGAGCACGCTCGAACCTCAGTTCTTCCATATCGGCATGATCTTCTTTGCGACGACTCTGACATTGCTCTAATAAGACGAACAAGTCTTTGCAGCGCTCCACAGAGTAGGACTGCCCTAGGTATTCCATATATTCCTTACGGTCCATTAAGACCAAAGGAGTCGGAACGTTGAGCATATCTTCCACTTGGCGAAGTAACTCATCCCTTCGGGTAGAAGGAGAGAGCTTTTGTAATCTTGCCTTAAGGTTATACAAGCCTTCGACTTGCTTTCCCTGCGACCATAACTGGTCTGCTTGGTCCGATTCAGATACAAAGAGAGATTCTGACATCTAGAGCTCCAAAGTTAAGAAAATGGAGTTAGACGCAGAAGATGCATTGCACACC